CAAGGGAAGACCAGTGACGATTGACGACGTGAAGCAACTGCAGAATAAACCACTGCAGCGAGCACGGGCACGAGAAGTAGAGCATCTCATCGGTGCGGAGCCGAATAATAACTTACGTATGTTTGTTAAGAACGAAGCATACTCGGCTCCTAATGACCCCAGGGCCATCACGCAATGTTTAGCTGAATTGACTTTGAATATGTCAAGATTTACATATGCAATGAAGCAAGACATCCTTAAGAAATGCGCATGGTACGGTCCTGGGAAGTCCCCAAAGGAAACACATGATAGAATGAGGGAGATTGGAGAGAATGGCCTAGTGACATCTGACTACTACCGTTATGACGGCACCATCACCAAAGACCTCCAGAATGTTGGAAATAAGGTTTACATGAGATGGCTTAATGACAGTAAGGACGCAGATTCCTGGGCACATTGTTGGAGAGCTGTATTCATCGATCGGGTGACCACGAAGAGAGGTTATAAATATAGAGCCGGAGACGGCACCAGGAGTGGATCACCAATTACGACCGATGTTAATACGATAATTAACGCTTTTCTATCATACAGTGCTTTCCGTGAACTTGGCAATACCCCTGACAAAGCCTGGTCAAAGTTAGGATTATATACTGGAGATGATGGCCTCAACCGATATGAGGAAGGTTTCACCACTGCTTTAAAATCAGTGGTGAAGTCCTGTGGAATGAGAATTGAAATAGACGAGTGTACAGGACCAGATGGGCCCATCACCTTCGCCGGACGCACGTTCCCACGACCATTGACGAGCTACAGCAGCCATCAGGATGTGAAGAGAACGCTTCCAAAACTACACCTTTCGTCAAACAAGGGTGTCGTTAGAAACGATGCAGCATACAACAGAGCAGCTGGGTACTACATAACGGATGCCAAAACACCTTTAATAGGTGATTGGGCACGCCGTGTACTCAACTTGGTAGGTAAGATCGAAGTAGTTGATGCTAACATGGAACAGTTGGAAGCAGTTCTCACCGAATCGATGACATCTGAAGAGAAGTACAAGATTGGGAGCGGTGCCTGGCCACAAGAAGATCCAGAACTTATTCGCCAAAGTGTTGCGAATATTCTCAATGAAACCAACGATTCACTTGCTGTTAAACAACTTAAGATCAAGGCCGCCGAAAATCTAGATGACTTCCCCGTTATATGGAATAACGAAGCAGACTATAAGCCGAAAATAACAGCCCTCGTGAACGGAGAATTGATTAGGCCTCATCAACAAGAACAATGTCAGGAAAGCCAACTAACCAGCAACAGCTCGACGTCTCAGCCTCAAACTGGAAGCACATTAAAGGGAAAAACGACTTCAACAGAAAAATTGATGAAATCGTTGCCAAAGGAGAATGCTACCGGCAAAAAGGATCAAACGTCGTCACAACGGGACCAATCGAAGAGATCGCCGCACTCTCAGCAAAACTCTGGGAGTGCCTCGTCAGCTTCAAAGAAGACAAACAAGCGCGGCCGCTCGCCAAAATACGATCCAAACGAGCAACCAAGCGCGTCAGAATACAACCCAACGACACCACCACTGCGGAGGAAACAGAAGATGACTCAAGAGCAGGAATTGGTGCAGCTGATGAAGAGTATGAACTCGAC